GCCCGCTTTCGCTATTTTCCCCCCATCTGACAACCTAAACAAGCTCCCAATCCTCGTGCTTTATGGCGTTACTGGAAAGGGCAGCTTGAATAAAAGAACCACTCAGCATGTCTTCTGTGCTGAATGGATGATATTCCCATCGCGGAGCGAATATTACCCATTTGACATCCGCTTGCAGGTACTCAGAAACATTCGTGACATTAGTACCATGCTGCCAGACGGTTGTAAACTCCCGATTATCATCTGGATCAAACTTATAATTAAAATCTATGTCTAATGCCATTGTTGAAAATGAATGGCCTTGTGGATACCAAGCAGGTTCACGTTTACCTGTAAGCAATTCCTTAACATGCTTGACATCCATATGCTGACTAAAACTAAACATTGCTACCCCTGGTTCTAAGATGTCAGGGATCAAACCTCCTTGTGGGGGTATCGATGATTGTGATCCCTGATATCTAAGTTTCAATTGTAACTTAACATTAATATTCCCCTTGGCCGGATACCAGGAGCCTTTAATCCCATCATCCGGTACAATCGGTCCAAAATCAATGGAATGATAGTAACCACCCTCATTGTAAGCTGAAATAAAAATACAATTCGTAAATTTATTAGTATCAAAAGCGGTTTGTATCGCAGTAAATTTCTTATTTTTATCATACTGCAACATAGCGTGTTGGGTGATGGTTGGGTACATGGTCCCAGCTCGCACCATCAGTTGCGAACTCGTATCCCAATCCACCATAGCCCAATCCGGCGAAGGGGTTTTACTTAAAAAGGGCGGGGATTACTAAAAGTGATATTGTAATGTACACTAAAGTAACCTTTCTCAGCCTCACCTATAGAGTACAAAACAAAACTAACACCCGCATCATCAGAGTTACCACAATGCATCCACCTTGATGAATCAATATGGTTGGGTAATACGATGGATGAATTTTTATAACAAGCATGGGATGTTGACGGGCGAATCTTCAAAATGTCACCAGACAATTTGATGATGTCTTCAGTCACGCCCGGCAATATCCCATACGTTACAGCACCAGCAGTCATGGCAGATGTAGTTCCAGTGTATGATATCTTAACACTGTTAAACCTAAATCTCTCATACATAGCTTCAAAAGCTTTCAACCGAGGGGTTGTTGTTGTTCCCGGGTTGAAAACGTAGGTCTTTAGTGTACCTTTCAATGTGTCAACCACCTCCTGTCCTGTAATCGTTACGGTCTCACCCGATGTCCTGAGGGCCCTGGCAGGTCCACGAGCTGAATTTCGTCCAGCGCGCCCCCTGCCTCTTCCGCCTCTTCGACGCCTTCCACCACCTCGGGAAGATTGAACAGGAGAGCCCACATACACAACTGCAGGCCCAGCAGTAGGTTGACTAACATTCCAAGGTCCAGCAAACCGGTCAGCCAAGTAATTGATACCCTGACGGGCCGCCGCACCACCAGCTGCCGCCGCTAGATGCAACAAGGGATTCGTAGGCGGAAAACCGCGCCCACGTGGATACAATTGTCTGTTCATAGAGTTGTTCAAAGTCGCGCATAGATATACCAACCAGATTCCGAGATGCTGGTATTCTATACGCATAGGAAGTAAAATCCTCACTCTCCAATAATAGCTGGGTGCCTATGTTAATTCCCCAAGCACGTTCAACATCCAACCGCGCTAAAGTCTCAACATCAATTTTCCTATCTTTTAAATCAACACCCTGCATCTTCCAGCTCAACTCATCTATGAAAAGCTGCTTCTTACTCAACTCAGCTAATTGATATCCAAACTCCTGCAATATCGGGACTCCTTGATTCAATGATAACTCGCAATACCCCTGCGCACTCAACCAATCTTTAACTGTTGACTTCGGAAAATATCTCCTACTAACTAGCGAATGAGATATCGCCCGAAGCGGGTTGCGCATAAAAACGGGCTGCTGGGCTCTTATAATTTTAGACTGACAAAATTCAACCTCCATTATATCCTCCACTAGGTTGAATTTCGTTTCAAACCCCATTCGCCCAAACAAACTTAAATCTAACTTAACTACATCAGTATGTTCTAATATTAACACAGCATCATCCCCATCTAACAAATAATCATATTTAATTACATTCGAATAATAAAAAAACCCAAATATGGCATCTGCATTTATCAATGAATTTCCACAACCAGTGTCAGCATCCCCTGACATCCTGGTCCCTCTCGCTATATATTTTATTCCATTCTTAGTCGTTCCCTTATTAACTAATTGGGCTCGTAAAAACCATTCAAGATTGCCACTGCTAAATAGCCGTTGATATTTCCTATGAGTCGTTCGTAAATGAGTTTGATTGATAGTTGAATCAAATTTTGAATGATCTATCATTATAAATCGTGGGTTTCGAAAGCATTCTGCCTTTGCCAATAATAGTGAAGCCCGTTGATAAGGATTCAATCCTTTAGCAACCACCCTAGTGTCACTAACAACTCCATAAGTCACGTTTTCATAGAACCAATGCTCAAACGGTTTAATATATCGAGACAAACCCAGATTAAACTCCCTGGATCGATACTGAATAGCACGTGGTGATTTTTCATAACAAGCATCCTCAGGATAACGATCCGGTTTAACAAACATGGACACATTACAATGTGATTTCTTAAACCCGGATGCCATAACATTCTGATAAGCTTTAAAATACTGTTTCCGCTTAGCCCCAGAATAACCACTAATTATCTCCATGTATGTACACGGGTCTAATCGATGGTTAAAAAATTTCTTTAATGTTAACACGGTCAATTTCCTCCACAACTTCATATCAAAATTAATGTGTGATTTATCTAACAAATGCCGCTGTGTTAACGACGCATACTCATTACATATACAGTTAGCATGCACATTTATCCTATAAGCTAATGGACTAAAATTACAATGATAAATTTTGGTTGATGATTTATGAAACAATTGTGGGATTTTCAAAATCTTATGCCGCGGATCAATTTGCGCTTGAGGAATTTTCCCAACGCAGACACCTTCTTTGGTTGTCGTGTCAGGGAGGTGCCGGCAGCCGTCCCGGTTCTCCCAGCGATAAAACACTGATTATGTGCAGGTCGTACCAATTCACGCTCACCATATGAATGAAGCAGTGTTCGAACTTTCTCCTCTTCCTGGGAGATTAACATGGCCGCACCAACAGCTCGTACCACCAATTTATATTGTTGATCTAACGTCAACAAAGAACAATCAAATTGTGCCATCCATTTTCGAGCTCGTTGTTTCAATTGCATAGCCAATTGTGGTGTGCGTGGCAAAAAAGCGGCTTCCATTTTAAGCTCAGAGACCAAATCCCGGTCCGTTTGCATTCGCTTCCGCAACTTCTCCCGCGTACACTTACCAGTTCGACACTCCAATTGCGCATAAGTTGGCTCGACCAAATCTGGGACAAACAATGGTAACTTATCCACTTCAGGATTAGGTATATCATTGATACATTGTTGCCGTTTATTTGATTTAAAATAAACTCGATATTTTTGTTGGTAATCACGGATCATATTACTCGTCGGTATCACAGTCAGATCCTCAGGCCCGCATGCCACATCATTTCCCAGCTGGTTGGTTTGTACTTCCTGGTCAAACATTCCTATTGGGTCACAACCTTGTTCCTTAACCATTCCCAACCGCATTCCTTGTTGATTCGTGAATTGTGATACGAATGCTGGGTCAATTGTTTGTGTTGCCGCCATATTGAGTGCGCCGAGCCAATCGAATTCTATAGGCAAAACCGGCGCAGACGGGGCAAACTGGTCGATGGTTGTGAAAGTAACGGGCGTATTGCCTCCATTGCGATCGTGGTTGGGCAGCAAACCATGCAAATGCTGCCTGATCAGATGGAGGTTCATTGTTTCCATTATAGGCCTGCGCAAACGCTCGTTGAGCGTACTGGTAATCATCCCCGGTCTTACCCATGTTTCATAATTTGTGAACGGTTTGACTACTAACTTAGTAAAATAATTAGGATTAACATACCGCCTACAATGCGGTGTCTCAATTTTAATTAACCTATTCATGTCTAAAATACAAAGTGTGTAGCGACTATACACACTTCGGGAAAATACAATACAGTCCGATC